ACAGCAGCGTTCACTAGAACCTCTGCTACAGCAGAACGTACTCGTGCCAGTGCAAAGTCTTCGTGCAGCTTACGCCCTAGATAACGTACGTCTTTACTATCTTCATCACCAAAGTTATCTTTTATACCAAACAGCTTACCTCGGCCAAAAGTAGCTTCTTCTACCTCTGCCACGTTAGACTCAACAGCTTGTGCTAGTGCAGGGGCAATTAACTTAGACCGTTCAGACTCACGGCTCTTATCCTCAGAGGACCACTGATTACGGTAGAGACGCATGTATTCTTTGTGCTTCTCTTCATAATTAGCTTCGTAATGCTCTTCCCATTCTTGGCATTTGCCGATAACCCATTCTTCGATGGATTGATCAAAACTTAAGCCTTTGTCTCCAAAGATGTCTTCCATAAAAACTCCGTAGTCTATACGTGATTATAACATAGGTCTTGACATAAAGTCAATACCCTGCTACAGCATCCAGCATTTCGTAGTCATCTTCTTGCTCTCCGCCAAAGTTGTATGGTACGATAGCTAGCTGGTCTATGTAGCTCAGTGCATCTAATAGGTCGTCGTGTACCAGCTGTGACGGAAAGGCAGCAGCCTCATCTACAAAGGCGGTGTTCCAATCGGCATGCTTAAATCGAACTTGTTTATTCTCAAGCCTCCCTTGCAAAGCCCAAAGGATTCTGTCCTGCTTCTTTTGGTTACCGTGAGAGAGCAGCTCCACGCGAAACACTCTCGAGGTCCTCCGCATGATGTCGCTGAGCGGCCCCATGACAGCTTGCTGGGCAATACCCTTTTCAATTCCGACGGAAGGCGGACGGTTTTTTTCGACTGCTTTGAAGATGCGCTCAGCGGTTTCATCAAGGGTCCATCGTCCAAACTGGATGTCTTCAACCCACCACACGCCGTTATCATCAACGAACACAATAGCCATAGCACTATTGTCCCTACGTTTTGTTTTATTACCACGGTCTGTTTCAAAGCCTGCCAAATCGACAGCGATGTAATAGTCACCCGGCTTGTCGTTAGGAATCTTGTCATAGTAAATAAACTCCTCTGGATCAAAGTACTCAGACCCTTGTGCATCAAACGAGGCCATATACTCTTGGTTGAATGCCCACCGTGGTAGCGTCTTCTCAGCGTGTGCTATTTCTTCTGGGTCTAGGAACGGGTTGTCTTTACTGGTAAATGTCCATGCTTCCCAGTCATCCCATTCGTGGCTAGCTCCCATGTACATATCATGGAAGTGATTACGACCTTCGGGTGTACCGATGAACAAAGCTGAACCCTTTAGGTCTGACAAAGCTGGACGCAGGATAGCTTCCCATACATCCTTCTTCATAAAAGCGTATTCGTCTAGCACTAGATGCTTCAGGCTAACACCACGGAGTGTGTCAGGTCTGTCAGCACCCTTGAGGTGTATGACGTTGCCTCCGGCTAGCGTAATCGTCAGGTTGTTGATATTAGAACCTTCGATGATTTCATTAGCTAACTCGTAGATCTTATCCCACAGGATATCCCTAGCCATGCCCTGCGTTGGTGCAACATAGAACACCTTACCGGGTTTGCCGTTGAGGGCAGCCACTATAAGGGACACAGCAGCTAGGTGGCTCTTACCGCAACGTCGTCCCGCTGCCACCACCTTGAATCGCTCCTTGTCCTCGAATACCTTCTGCTGCCACGGCGTGAGGCTGAGGTTTACGTTAGACATTCATCATGCCCTTGCCTTGGAGTAGAGAAGCTAGCATTTGCTGGTCCATAGGCTGTGGTGCCATCACGGGCGCCTGAGAGGTCATAGGAGGCATTTGCTGCTGCGGGGGTACCTGAGGTACTGCTGCAAGCGGATCACCCTCTACGGGCTCCTCAGGCTGAGGTTCAAGTTTGCCTCTGCGCCCCTCCATTAAGTTTAAAGTCTTGAGCACCTCAGTAGCGCTCACCTGTGTTTCTTTGTCGTGCGCGCCGTCGCCCGAGTAGTTGCTAATCCGCTCGCCCTTCTCTGGGTTGGGCAGCGAAGCCCACTCTTCCGACAGCTTCTTAGCCATCTCAACGTCTGTTATCTTTCCTTGAGCGTAGTCACCGTAGCCTTTTCTGTCTATCAACGTTTCAGCGGCCCAGTCTTGGGCTACCTCGTCAAACTTCGTGTCCAAGTTGAAGTCGCTAGGGTTACGTAGCTTGTCGCTGTATGTACCCGGTTCCTTCCCCGGCTTAAAGACCAGAGACTTGAGGGTGTCTTTCTTGATCTGGTACTTGCCAGCCGCTGTATTGCCCTTTAGAGTGTCCTGAAACTCAAGCACCTCTCCTACCGTCATGTCCGTCAGCGGTACTTTCTTACCTCCGACCATGATGTTGTAGTTGCCGTTACTTTCAACTCGTCCGATCAGCTCTCGAAGCTGTTCCTTGCGTGCGTCACTCATCGATTTCCCCTGATGTGCCATCGATTGTAACCCCTGTAGACTCAGGAGCACCGATACCGCTGATATTAATAGACACCTGCGCTTGAGACTTACCATCACTAGTGAACCCCGCTACTGGCATGATACGATCCGACAGAATCTTTAAGGCTACAGCCTGTTGTTTAGCGTCATCGTCAAAAGCTAAGTCGAAAAGCTTTTCAATTAACCTTTCACTCTTAGGATTTAGTAACAACTTGCCACGGAATTCCCTAAGGGCAGCAGATTGCTCCCGCTTCGACATGGATTTGGTAGACTCTATCTCTTTCTTAGACTTAGGTCCGGGCTTTAGCCCTTTAGTTGTTCCTGTCATCTAACAATCGTTTCCTTATGTTCTGTGTTTTGTATAAGTCTCTGATTGGATTAGTCTATGGTTGGACTTTAACCCCTTAGAAACTACCGAATCCCTAGTTCAGTAGTTCGTTTGCTTAACATATGTTCTAATTGTAGCAGTTTTCTAGAGAGTTGTCTAGTGTTTGAACGTAAATAGCATAGAATTACCCACCAGTTTAACGTAAGGGCACACTGGACAACTCCCGTATTCGGCCATTCGGCTGAAACGTAAGGTTTCTATGGGGCACACAGGCGTTATGCCTTGCACATTGCGGGTTAATAAGTGTCCAGCCGGGGGTTCAAAAGTTACCTTTTGCAAACAGCAGTGCCAGCCCCCCGAGAACAGCCGTCAAACAGGCCCTCCCCCGCCTGTCGTCAAAAGCTACATGTCGTCAAAAGCTACACGTCCGTGATCGGTCGGTGCCGGTGCTCAAATGTTGACGGGGGCGAGTCGGGGGTGGCAACCGTATGCCCTCCGGTCGTAACCGGTCGTGCTCCGGTCGTGTTGCACGGTACGCAACAGCGCCACAACCCGCATAACATATGACCTCAAAAGTGTGACATATTTACCTATTGCGCTTCGGTGGCAAACTGTGGTTACAATGTCGCATCGGCGCAATACCGCGCTGCCACTGACCCCGAGGGTATACATTATGAACACACTAGAACTATCGACTGACACACTCGCAGCTGGCCGTCAATTACGCAACGCGGCTCACGATGCCATGGCGGACTTCATGGACACACTGGACAGCGAGACACGGTCGGAACTCATGGGCTATGAGGCGCAACAGCCGGAGTCGTTCGAGTATGTAGCAGAGGCAGCTGACGCTGTATACGCGGAGTACCAATTAGAGAGCGATCAGACGCTTGCCCAGCTGGCTGAAGTGTCCATATTCAACGTACGCGATGAGGCAGGTCATCGCCCCATTCGTGCCACCATCTGGACTGACGCCCACATGACGGCCCACGTGGCAGCCTATGAGACAAACAAGCGCAACCGTGCACTGGTCAAGGGTCTAGCACGTAAGGCAAAGGCGCGCCGATACCACGACATCTCGGAGATTGTACTGGGCAAGGACGGCACTGTACTCGGTCGCTCGAAGCAGGCCACCGCTCACCTGAAAGCAAAGGCCGATGACTTCAAAGCGGCCACCAAGGGCCTTACGCAGGCGCAGATGAAAAAGGTACGCCGATACATGGCGAAGCACGGCACGACAGCGCAGGAGGCGCTAGCAGCCATCTAAGGCCTCACACGCTCCACCTATGCCCGCCACCGTGCGGGCTTTTTTGTGTCTGTCGCTGTCTAAATGAGAATGTCTCTCATCTAGGGACTACAGCCATAGGTGTAACACTAACCAACAAAGGATGTACAGCATGACCATGAATCACATATTCGAGATAGTAGAAAATGAAAAAGTGTTCACCTGTTACCTGATGTCACCGAGGGATGGCGAAGTGTACAGGTGGTGTCACAAAGACGAGGCGAAAGCGTTCGACCGCCTACAGGCGCAAACAGGCTTTGTTTCACTTAGGCGATCCATATTGGAACTACGCGCACCTGACGGAACAGTAGTGGGGCGTGGTGTAAAGGGTATCTTTGAGGACTACCGCGAAATCAGTTGAGTTAATGGTGGGCATCGGAGGATGTCCACTGTTAAACCAATCAGAGACAAACGAGAATGTCTCGCATTTCGAAGCTACATTCATAGGCAAGAGAGTAAAACTATAGGCGCTTAAGTCTACGCAAGCGCACCGGCAACCTCGTTTGTACCAATGGGGAGAGGTTGTGTGGGCATGGCCGTAAACCATGAGTGACACTGTGGGGGTCTGATCCCTCCCATAGGGAAGCCGCTTGCGTAGTCTTAAGCACCTAAGAGACAACAAACAAACGAGGGATAAATCATGCAAACATTTGAAATTAACAAAGTCACAATCGAATCAAGCAAGGGCGGAACGCACTGGTACATCAAGCGTGACGGCGTATTTATCGAGGGATTCGTTAAGCGTGGGCACGGTGCGGCTACACTTAAGCAAGTGGAGAGAGTCGCAGCGTTCTATCAGAAGCTAGCTACTAAGTGAGAATGTCTCGCATTTCGAAGCTACATTCATAGGTGAGAGACAACAAACAAACGAGGTCTAAATTATGATGGACATAAAAGCAATTGAAAACCGGATCAAGTGGCTCGACCTGAGCATCACCGAAACGCTGGCTTGGGGACTAGACGAAAGTACAGATCCAAGCCTACTGAAGCACGCAATGGCTACCCAGGAGGCTATGAGCCTAGAACTGTGGCAGCTGGAACGTGACTTAAAGCACGCTTATCGAATCAACGCGAGGGCTAAATCATGAGCGACACTACATGCAACGGATACGAAAGCTACGACCACTGGAACACTGCCCTGTGGTTAGGTAACGACGAGGGATTTAGCGAATTGCTGGACAATAAAGTTGAGCTAGCTGTATACATGCAGTGCACTAGGACGCGAGCGATTCTCGAGGTCTGGGAACAACTCCCAGATCGTACGCCGGACGACGCAGAATGGCAGATAGAGACTATCGAAGATCTATTCGACGAGCGTTATAACGAACAGCTACAATATAGCTAAGAGGGCTAAACAATGAGGGACGCAATGCTGAACGCTGTAGCACGTACCGTGTCGATGGTCGACCGGTCGGGCTATCGCTGGGGCGAGGCGCTATCATACGCCACTATAGAATACGATCTCGATGAGTTCGAGTCGGAGGATTTAGAGACACTAGCGCGTAACCAATACGCACGCTTGCAATTACAAAAGGGGAATAAACAATGAACGCTGATTACAATTCACTGTTACGTAAATGGACGGGGCTAGTCGCTGATCACTATGAGCTATGCACCGAGGCATGGAACGCTATCGACATACCGCCCCTTGATATCGAAGAGGGGACAGAGCACCTGAAGGAACTGATATTCTACGTTCAAGACACACTAGCCGAAGAGGAAGCTAACGATGATCTATAACTACGACAAGATAATGGTGGAGAATCCGTGCGTACTGTACTCGTGCTGCAATTACGATCTAGTGGAGCACCCCACGTACGGGGACGAAGCGCCTGTCGTGGCTGTGAGTCACAAGCTACGCAAGGCTTGGTGCACTACGTTCTATGATCCATTCGAGGACGAAGGCGACATGCACGACATCTACAGGCAGTTCGAGACGCTCGCAGCAAGGGCACTAAATGAGAATGTCTCTTAAGTAGAAACTACACCCATACACAGGAGGGGAGCATATGAAAACAACAACGATAGTGGAGGCGGAGGTCATGTCACCTGATGGTGAGGGCGTACGCTTTACAGTAGAAGTGGACTTATACTTTAACCTGAATTCCTACACGAGAGCCAAGCCGGACATCGATGAGTGGTCTATCGCAGGCATCTGGGAAGACGGACATCAGATAACGGACTGGCCTGACTGGGCACATGACGACATCGTAAGAGCAATCGACTTAGAAATTTATGGAGACTATGACTATGACTAATGAAGAGCTAATGATCGAAACACTCAAAGGCATTCACCAGCTGTTTGCAGAGCTCGCTCAGAGTAATGATGACTGCATTCAAGAGTATGAAGACTACCCGCCAATGTCGGAGTATTTCGAGGGCAAGCGTGACGCTTACACGTTAGCAGCTGAGCGTATCGAAATGGCAATCACACTAACCAAGGCATATACATTCGAGGAGGTCGCGTGATGAATGACCATAACCTACTCTGGGCGGTAATAATTACGATATTAATACTGGGAATCGCGGGAGATTACCTATGATCAGCATCTTAACAGCATCAATTATTGGGCTGGTTGCGACAGGATTGTGTTACTTTGTCGCATATCAGATGGGATACCGCGAGGGCGTACTCGATGGCATCGTGGCCTATCACACAGGACAGGTATCTGTCAAGGAATTAGACGATGAGTAGTGCGTTTTTTATACTGTTGTTGGCACTGTTATTATGTGCTATGTTTATCACCCGCCTAAAATAAAGGAGATAATAATGAATGATCGATTAGATTTCGAGAACCGTAACAACGAAATACTAGAGGACAAAACAGGGATGCAGGCAGAGATTGACCGGCATGTGGCTGAGTTTTTAGCCAATGGTGGTAAGATTGAGAAGCTAGATTACGACCACACGACTGAGATCCTAGCACGTGTCGGGCAGTGGAGTGAGCTGGGCAGTGCGCCCATCGAAAGTGAAGTAGGCGACTATGAGTTTATTGTCATGGGCAATAACAACTAATGTTTACACTAGTGTTTGTTAAGTTCTTTACACTTAGTGTATATAGCCTTTCATTTCCCTTGTGTATACTTCATTTTACAAACCGGCACAAAACCTGTCAACCCCTAACGGAGATTATTTTTTATGGAGCACGCCGAGAGTCAGGTTGTCATTAGCAAGCAACCGTGTGATGACTGTAAGTCAAGCGATGCGAAGGCATACTATGATGACGGACACACCTATTGCTATTCCTGTAAAACATACCATCGAGGTAACAATATGAACACGGAAGTAAAGCTGATACCTCGAGGTACAGAGGTTGAGCTAGAGAACATGAAGCAGCGTTGGATGAACGCAAAGCCTGTGTCTATACCAGACAGAGCACTAAAGTCTGGCACGGTCGCACACTATGGTGTACTAGTGACTGACACTAAGCATTACTACCCCTACTTCAAGGACAACGATAGTGTACCTTGTGGCTTTAAGATTCGCACGGTAGAGAACAAAGGCTTTGCCGTACTAGGGGACATCAAAGGCACAGGTCTCTTTGGGCAGCAGAAGTTCGGCAACGCTAGACGTAAGACGGTGATCGTAACTGAAGGCGAGGTCGATGCGATGGCTGCCTATCAGATGCTCGAAGGTAAGTTCCATGTCGTGTCCATCCGAGGCGGTGCAGCACACGCTGGTCAGAACTTCAAGGAAGCATACGACTACCTCGATGGCTATGAAGAAATCATATTGTGCTTTGACGCGGATGACGCAGGCAATGCCGGTATCGAGAAGGCTGCCGAGGTTTTCGCTGGCAAGCTGAAGATCATCAAGCTAGACCCACGGCTAGGCAAGGACGCAGCTGACTACCTGACAGCCGGACGCACCAAGGAATTCGTCGATGCTACATGGTCGGCTTCACCGTACACACCCAAGGGCGTGCTATCTAGTGCTGATCTATGGGAAATCTTAAACCAAGAGGAGCCTGACTCTCTTGGTGACTACCCGTGGGCCCCACTCAATAGGATGACGTACGGATTCCGACCAACCGAGCTGATCACAATCACGGCAGGCTCTGGACTAGGTAAGTCTAGCATCCTACGGGAGATCGTCATGCACCTGAAGCAGACGACATCCAACCGCATCGGTTGCTTGTTCATGGAGGAGTCAGTTAAGCGTACGGCAGAGGGCTTCATGTCTGTCGATCTGTCCCAGCCCATACACTTACCTACCTCAACAGTCAAGCGTGGCTCAGACGAGTACGCAGACAGCTTCAAGCGCACGTTCGGTGACGATCAGATCATGATCATGGACGCATCGTTCGACACGGGGGCGACAGTGGATCAAGTGGTGTCACGTGTGCGCTACATGGCTAAGGCGCTAGACTGTAAGATCATTATACTAGATCACATCAGCATCCTAGTGTCCGGCGGCCAGTACGGTGACGAACGTAAGGCACTCGATGAGATCATGACCAAGCTACGTACGCTCACTCAGGACACTGGCATCGTGTTGTTCGCAGTGTCACACCTGAAGCGGCCTGATGGCAAGGGACATGAAGACGGAGCGGTCACTAGCGTTTCACAGCTGCGTGGTAGTGCTTCCATTGCCCAGCTCAGTGACTTTGTGATCGGACTGGAGCGCAATGGTCAGTCGGATGATGCAACGGAGCGTAACACTACGCACATACGTGTACTTAAGAACCGCTTCAGTGGCATCACCGGACCGGCAGGTCACTTGCTATACCACAACGATACTGGTAGACTTACAGAGTACGTACCGATTGAGGAAGAAGGAGACTCAGAGTACCTATGACAAGCCCCTGTAACAAAACGTGTAGACTACGTAACGACCACTGCGTAGGCTGTAAACGCACGCGGCAAGAGATTGCCCAGTGGTCACGCATGAACGAAACCGACCGCAAGAAGGTCATTAAACAACTAGAGGAACGCTAATGGACGCATATCAACAATACATACACAAGTCTCGGTACGCACGTTACCTACCTAACGAACAGCGCCGTGAGAACTGGGACGAAACAGTAGCGCGTTATGTAAACTACTGGGTGGACAAGGGTAAGCTGAACGAAGCTGACGCTAAGACGATAACCAAAGAGATCGAAGCACTCAACGTCATGCCTTCGATGCGAGCGTTGATGACAGCAGGTGAAGCCCTCGACCGTGATAACGTAGCTGGGTTTAACTGTAGCTACCTACCTATCGATCATCCTAAAGCGTTTGATGAGATGATGTACGTACTTATGTGCGGCACAGGTGTTGGCTTCAGTGTTGAACGCCAGTACATATCTAAACTACCCGAAGTAGCGGAGGATTTCCATGATACGGAGAGTATTGTACATGTCGCGGACAGTAAAATTGGATGGGCAAAGGCATACCGAGAGCTTATTGCCATGCTCTATACAGGTCAAGTGCCAAAGTGGGATACAAGCAGAGTACGACCTTCTGGTACAACCCTCAGAACCTTTGGCGGCAGAGCGTCTGGCCCAGAACCTCTTGAGGATTTGTTCCGCTTCACCGTTGAAGTCTTTCGAGCAGCTTCTGGACGAAGACTTAGTTCCATCGAGTGTCACGATCTCTGCTGTAAGATTGCGCAGATTGTCGTTGTCGGAGGAGTTAGGCGAAGTGGACTCATCAGTCTCAGTAACCTTACCGATGATCGAATCCGACGAGCTAAGACAGGGCAGTGGTGGGTGGACAACCCGCAAC